GTCCCACAATACGCTGGAAATTGCGATACAAAATCAGGTCTTCGGTCAGGAATTCAATGCGCGTGTCGTTGACATCGACAAACCACACAGGCGGGTCTGTGCACAGCACCGAGAGGCCACCGATGATCGGCAAGCCATGCTCGCCACCGCTCGCCACGCCATGCTTGCGCGTGCGGCACAGCGCCGAGTTGCAATGAGCGACGATGGGGTGTTCCTTGCAACCGTAATAGTACGTTTTCTTTTCCAGCCGGTTGAGGATGTCCACCACCTCGGCTGATGGCAGTGGCGGGCGCACGAAGTCACGGTTCCAGCGCTCAACAGCATCCTTCCATTTCGAACCGAATTTCTTCTTGGCAAAAATCCCGTATTGAAAAAGGCCCATGTTGCGACTGCCCTCGCCCAGCCCGACCTTGGCCAGATGCTGCAAGCAGGGCGGCCCATCCGTGAACTCGGGGTCGGCATTCGGGTCGTCTTCCCGCAAGGTCTTGGTCTTGTTGCTACCCTTCTTCAACAGCCATTCCGGTGGCTGCGCGAGGCTGTCGGCAAGGTCAAGGAATTCAGGCAACGACATGAACGTCTTGCCGTCTTCGTTGTAGGCGTGCCGCGTGTCGCCGAAATAGGGCATGTTCAACCAGCTTCCCATGTCGCCGCGAGCCCAATCGACCCGTTGCTGCTTGGGGAAAACCTCGCTGTTGCCATGACCCAGCAGGGCGGCGATTTCCTTCAGGCGGAACTGCACCACATTGGCCTCTATCGGCTTGGACAGGAACAGGAAAAGATGGACGCCGCCCGACTTGCTGGCGCAGGCGATCAACGGCAATTTTTCCTTCTTCATCTGCCGCAACAGTTCCGGGACATCGACGCCGTAATCATCGATGTCGATCACGCCCCAAAGGCATGTGTTATTATCCCGTATCGGAATGATGCCCAGCGGCGTGGTGCCTTTCAGATGCTTTTGCCACAGCGCCAGCGTCACAGGCGCACGCTTGGTGTAGGCGGTCGATTTGATTTCAACCTTGCCGCCAAAAATAGCGGTGATCGTGGCATCCGGGTCATAGCCGCCATAAGCCGCCACATAGCCTTCGAAACGCAGCATCATGCGCTTGGCCAGCGCCTCGTCGTCTTCTTCGGTCATTGATCGCACCTGTGCAGGCCCAGCCGGGTGGCGTTCCCGGCTGGGTTGGGTTGAGGTTCAGGGCTCAGATTTCGTCGCTGACTTCGCCGCCGCCGCCATCCCCGGCGTAGTCTTCGGCCCCGGCCCGGACGGTGCCCGCCTTGGCCGCCTCGTACATGGCCTTGCCCATGGCCCGGATGGACGCATTGGGGATCACGTCGCCGTCAGCAATGGTGCCGACGAAGAAGCTGCCCTTCTTGTTCTCACGCGCCTTGCTGCCGACGATGTATTTGCGCCACCAGACAGGCTGCTTGACCAGCACCAGTTCCCCGGTGTCCGGGTGGGCGACCTCGGTCATGAAGCCACCCGCCATCGTCGTCCACTGGCGGCTGGTGGTGTGCCCCGTCGAAGAGAACGGGATCACCGCAGGCTGCGGGTGGTCGTTGTTGATGATGTGCCCGAAGTGGTAGCGGGTTTCGATCAGGTCGTTGTTGCTCTCGGGGGCCTTCCACACGGATTTGTTGGGGTCGTTGGGGTCGCGTCCCTTCCGCCCGCCAATCTTGCGCATGGCGCTTTCCACGTCGCCGTCCAGCGGGTAGCGGGCAATGAAGCCGCCGCCCTCGGTGCGAGGCACCCATTCAACGATGCCCTTGTCCAGATAGCAGTATTGGAATTCCAGCATCGGCTTGCCGGTGCGCTCGGACATGGCCTTGTCGCCAGCCCAAAGCTGCTTGGTCGCCCGGTTCATGTACATCCCGGCCTCGGCCCCTTCGACGTAGTTGTTGGGGTCGCGCTTCTTGACCTCGGGGCTCATGTCCTGAAGCAACAGGATGATGGGTATCAAATTGTCTTCCGCAGCGGTGGAAATGCCCGCCCCTGCGTCGGCGATCAATTCCTTCAGCATGTCGTCGGTGATGGTCACGCCACCCCCGTTGCCGCCGCGTGTGGCGACTTCTTGCTTTTTCTCTGCACGTGCCATTTAGACTACTCCTTTGCTTTGCTGATCTTGACTATACGTCCGATAGTGCCGCCGATGACATCCAGCGGCGGCATCACTTTGTGGGGGTTCTGGCTCTGGTGCATTTCCTTCAGCCACGCCGTCAGCGTCATGTGATGCACGGCCCGCTGACGGGACACATCGGCCATCTGGAACCGCTGACGGATCAGTTGCTCGGCCAGCCGGGCTTCATCGTCCGCACCTTTCGGGAACGCGACGGTGATGATGTTTTTAATCAAATCACCAGCACCATGTTCGTCCAGCCACGCGAGGCCGGGGTGCTGCTGGTCGTCCACCGGGATGAGCGCCTTGTAGTACGGCCCGGCCTGAAACTTCCTGTCGCCCACCTGAAGCAGGCTCACGCCAGCTTCATCCATCATGTCAACGAGGCTCGCCGTCAGGATGGTGTCCCGGCGGGCTCGCAGTTCCTTGATGCGCGCTTCGTTTTTCGCGATGCGCTCGTCTATGTCGATGACTTCTTCCGCCAGCGCCTGCATACTCTCAAGCGTGGGCCGTTCAGACGCCGCTTCCTCCCCTTCCGGGAAGGCCGCAGCAAGAGCCTCTGCCGCAAGCTCTGCGGCCAAGTCAGTGTCTGCCATGTCGGGTATTCCTCGTCAGTTGCCCCTTGACGGTACGCCCCTTATTTTTGATGGGCAATGACCAGCTATTGTTTTTTCGGGGACGGAAAAACCAATAGCAAACCAATAGGTGCCTAACCCATTGAAAAAGCCCGCATATACGTGAACACCTATTAGATTTTTACACTATTGCCTCGCGCGGGCTTTTTATTTTTAAGGTTTCCCGTATAGGCGAGCTTTTATAAGAGGTGGGGGTGGGTGGGGTTTCCCCATCTAAATAAGGATCGTACACTGTGCTGATGACCCTGCACGACATGCCCACCGCCTATGCTCCCCGGACACCGCCGCTGCACCATCAGGCCGAAGCCTTGGCCTGCGGCTGGAAGAAGCCGTTCTTCGCCTACTTTCTGGAAATGGGGCTGGGCAAGACGCGGGTGCTGATTGACGATTTCCTGCTGAACTACGAGGACGACAGGGTTGACGGCCTGATCGTGATCGCCCCCAAGGGCGTCTACACGAACTGGCACCGCGACCACAAAGACAACCCCGGCGAGCTTCAGCGGTGGGTCTGGGACAAGCATCTGGAAACCGCCCGCATGTACCTGTACCGGGCGGGCCGGTGGAAGACCGACAGGCCCGTCATCGACTGGCTCATGGACACCAGCCTGCCCAGCCCCCGCGTGCTGGTCATCAACATCGAAAGCCTCGCGGCCACCCCGGATGCCATCGGGCTGATCAAGAAGTTCTGCGCCACCCACCGCACCATGATGGTCGTGGACGAAAGCACGGTCATCAAGACCTTCGACGCCAAGCGCACCAAGTGGCTGCACAAGCTGTCGCGGCTGGCCAAGATGCACCGCATCATGACCGGCTCGCCGTCCACCGGCTCGCAGTCGGACCTCTGGGCGCAATTCGAGTTTCTGCGCCCCGGCCAGAACCCGCTGGGCTTCACCAGCTTCCGGGTGTTTCAGGCGCGCTTCAACAAGATGATCGACGTGTACACGGGCGTGCGCACCGTCAAGAAGGAAGGCGGCCCCGCCAACACCGACGAGCTTGCCCGCCTCGTCGGCCTGCACAGCTTCCGCAGGCGCAAGGCCGAGTGCCTTGACCTGCCGCCCAAGGTCTACCGCCGCTGGGAAGTGGAACTGACCAAGGAACAGCGGGGCGTCTACGACGAGTTGCGCGATTTCGCGCTGGCCAAGGTGCACGGCCACGAAGCCACGACCCAACTGGTGATCACCCAGTTGATGCGGATGCACTCGGTGATCTGCGGCCACGTGCGCACCGACGATGGCGTCCTGCGCCTTCTGCACAGCAACCGCATGGCGGCTGTAGAGGCCATCGTGGGCGCGAGCGAAGAGCAGGCGGTGATCTGGTGCCACTGGCGGGCCGACGCCGCTCTGGTGGCCGGGGAACTGCGCAAGCTCTACGGCGAGGATGCCGTGGCCGAATGGCACGGTGGCGTCAGCACCGCCCAGCGCGAGGAATACGAGGCCCAGTTCCAAGGCGGCAGGCGGCGCTTCATGGTCGCCACCGACCAAGCCGGGGGGCGCGGGCGAACGTGGACGGCGGCCACGCTGGTGATCTACTACAGCAACGGTTACGACTGGGAACTGCGCGAGCAGTCGGAAGACCGCACCCACCGCATCGGCACGCGGGGGACGGTCACCTACGTTGACATCGTCGCCCCCGGAACCGTCGATGAGAAAATCCTGATGGCGCTGCGCACCAAGCGCGACATCGCCCGTGCCGTGGTCAACGATGGCTTGCAGGCGTGGATATGAGAACCGCCGAGACACTGGCCCAGACCATCCGCCGCGTGAAGTGGGAACGCGACCGGCTGCGCGAGACAAACGAGCGGCTGAACATGGCGCTGGACGAAATCAGATCGTGGGCCAAAGCCTACCCGCTGGAAATTTTCCCCGAGTACGATTTCAAGGAAGCCCACAAGGTGCTGGTGACCCACGGCATGACGCTGGACGCCATTTCGGCCCACGCCATGCGCCACGTGCTGAAGGGCGTCATCCAGATCATCGACGGCGCGCTCACCGAGGAAACCAGCAATGCCTGACGAGAACCCGCAGAAGCTCGCCCTTGAGTGGCTGAACAACATACTGGCCCGCGTCCGGGAAGTCGAAGCCGAGAACAAGCGGCTGCTGGAAATAATCGCTCGCAAGCCGACCGGCACGAAGACCCAACGTGAACAGCAGATGCTGAAGCGGATGGAAGCGGCGGAAGCCGAGTGCGCAAGCCTGCGTGAAACCAAGGACAAGTTCATGTGGCAGGTGCGCGATACCTGCAAGCGAGCCGAAGCCGCCGAAGCCGAATGTGCCCGGCTGCGCGCGGCGCTAGAGCGACGCGGTGAAGCAATCTTCGGGCGAGACGGAGATTAAGGACAATGAGCGATCTGACTGACAGGCTCCGCAACCCATCTGCATGGCCCGGCGGCGAATTGATGCTGCTCACCGAAGCTGCCAACGAAATCGACCGGCTGCGAGAACGTGTTGTAAAACTGGAACGCTCTCAGCTTGAGACCTCTATCGAAAACAACCGGCTGCGCGAGGCGCTGAGCGTTACGAGTGCTGACGACCCGCGCTATCAGAAATACTGGACTAACCTTGGTGGGCGGATAGCAGAAAGGGACCGGCTGCGCGAGGCGCTGACGGGGCTCTTGGCTATTGACGAAAACACCGAGCCGCTTGTCGCTAAGGCCGCGTGGCTTCGCGCCGAAGCCGCGCTAGCGAAGGAGGCGGGGAAATGATCGACCAGTCATGGGAACACGATGACGCAGGCCGGGTCATATTGGAGTTGATGACGGAGCGGGACCGGCTGCGCGAGGCTCAAGTCTGGGTGTCAGCTAGCACGATGGAAAAGGATGCTCCGAGGTGGGGCGAACACTTCCTGATATTTCGTCGCGGTGGCGAGCGGCTGGGGGAACTGGCTATCCAGCCGGACCAGATCGGTCTTGCCCGCTACGTTCCCGACGACCGGACTGGCTGGCGGCTGGAAACGAACTGGCAGTACGGCTCCAAGTACGCATTGTCACAGCCGACGCACTGGGCGAAAATTCCAACACCCCCCAAAGCGGAGGAAACCTGATGCTGCTGCATCGCACAGGCTACGCAGCGACGCTGCTCGGCACCCGCAAACTTGTCCGCCTGTGGCCCAGCCGCTGGTGGCTGGTGCGTGGGCGCGACAACAGGAACGGGCGGCTGTTCATCGGCTTTGCCCGCTACGAGAAGGCGGCGCGGTAATGAGCGACCAACGCTACACTGACGCGCTGCTCGCGAACGGGCGGCTCCGCGAGGAGCGGGACAAGCTGCGCGAGGCGCTGGAATGGTACGCTGAGCAGGTCGCAGGCTGTCGCAAGCTCGGCAGTATCGGTGACCCTGCACGCCACGCACTGGATGCTGACGGCGGAAAGCGTGCCCGCACCGCGCTGGCGAAGGAGGGGAAATGAAGCTCACACCAGAAACAGGCGGCGCGTTCCTGTTGGGGTCATTGTTCATGCTGCTTCTCGTAACCATGGCAGAGTATTGGCAGGCGGGGCAGTGAGCGACACCCATGCCCTGCCCGTCGCCCGGCTGGTGAAAGCCGTGGAAGCGCTGCTGGCCTCGCTGTCCCACGACGATCAGGGGACGATGATCGGCGGCAAGTACCAAGGCGGCAACGGCGGGCTCATCTCCCCCGCCACGGTCGCGCTGGCCGACGAGGTGCGCCGCGCGCTCAACGCGCTTGCCAACCTCAATGGCCGGTCTTGACCCAGACCGTGACCCTGATCGTGTTGTCGGGCATGTCGAAATTGCGCTCGACCACCGTGTAGGTTTCCCCGTCCCCGAACGTCACATCGTCGCCGACCATGGGCGGGGTGTACATCAGGTAATCGCCCAGCGCCTTGCCGCCGTCCACGTAGAAACTCACCTTGTCTGCGCCGTTGGCCATGTCAGTTCCTCATCGAATTGGAATTGTGGACGGCGGGAAAATCTTGATGTCGCCGCCGGGAAAGACCGGGCTGGGGTGGTTCTCCGGGTCGCGCGCATAGGCGATGATCGCCCCCAGCATGTTGCAAAGTGCAACAGCCTGATTGGCATCCGGCTCGTTTGGCGTCTCAATCGAAATCACCCACCTGTCCTGCCCCGAATAGGCGAACGGCCTGCTGACCCGGTAGTCATTGCCGCCGCCGCTCACGCTGGCGATGCGCATGAAGCAGTCGGTTGCCGGTATCGGGGCTTCCGAGTAGGTCGAAAAGAATACGCTGGCGAACTCGTTGTCGGTCGTGAGCTTGTAGGCGAAATAGCCGGGGATCAAGACCAGCGCGAGCGCGATGATGACCCCCACGTTGCGGAGGGTCAGGCCCTTCAGGTAACCAAGCCAGTCGTTCACCATATGTCTGCCCCGTACAGGCGGTTCGTGCCTTCGCCGCTGTCTGATACCGGCCAGACCCCGGAAACGCGCTGGCGGGGCCGCTGGGTGGCCCAGCGCTGATTTTAACCGCCGAAGATCAGGTCACACTCGGCAACCCGACATGAACTCCGGTGAACTGAAGCAACAGCAGGATGATGATCAGCACCGCAACGACCACCATGGCCATCTTGGCGAAGCGGTTGAACGGCTCTGCCACGTTCAGGTAGTCGAGCGCCCAGAACACCAGCCCGCCGACGAGGGCCAGCACGATTATCCAGACGAGCAGGTTGACCAGTGCGGCTATCATGACTGCGATCCTTTCACGGTTCGACGGTCGGTTCCGGCGATGAAGCCGTCTCCACGGACATCACGCTTACGACAGCCTGCTCTCTTTCCCGCACAGTCGAACGCAGGCGGTCGCCGCAGGCTTTCGCGCCTTTGACGGATGCGTCGAAGGCGAGGCGTGTATAATCCCACTTGCCCGATTGCGCGATGCCGAGATTGGCCTGCACCTCAGCGTGGGAAAGAACAGTATCGTCGGTGATGGGGATGGAATAGCGCGAGCAAAGCTCGGCCACGACCTGACACATCGTCTCCCACTGGGTTTCAGTGGTGGGATATTTGCCCGCGCTGAACGGGTTTTCAACCGCACCCGCCATTGAACAGCAGGAAACACCAATTGAACCAGTATTACAGTTCTTCGTGTGCGCTGCATACCGGCCATCGGAAGTATTCACATTGTCCTTGATGGAATAGCTGCCGCGAACCAGCCTGCCATCGTCCTCAACGAGGATGTGGTAATGGGCCACATCGTCGCTGTTGGCTTTCCAAGCGCCTGCCGTCCAATGGACGATCACCCGTTCCATCGAACAGTCGGGCATCCACTCATCCGGGATAATCCCGTTGGGGATGATCGGCTCAGGCACATCAGGTGCCCACAGGTCGAGCGCGTCGAAAATGGCTTCTTCCGTGAGCGGGCCATAAACGCCATCGGTCGGGCCGGGGTCGAGCCCCAGCGCCCGCAGGCGTGATTGCAGTTCAGCGGTTCTCATTTTTCAGCTCCCTTTTAGGCGGTGGTGCCTTTGCCGCCGATGTTGCTGCCGTTAACGCCGCCGTTGCCTCTGCCACCTTGTCATTGGCAGCTTCCATGACTTCCGTGAGCCGGGCAGCTTGCAGCTTGCTTTCATTGATGGCCTGATAGCTGCGGATAAGCTCGTTGTTGACGCTGCCGAACGCCGTAGCGCGGGTGTCCCAGATCGCCTCAAGGGCGCTGGCCAACTGCTCGTCGGTCACATCGGCGCTGGTGCCGCTTTCCAGCGCGCTGGTGATGTCCGGGCTGTTGCTGACCGCGTGAACGGCGAGCAGAAGCGGGCGCTCGTCGCCCCGGAATATCTGGTTGGCGTAGGCCAGCCGGTTGGCGTAATTCGGCGTTTCCGGGGGCTCCCCGGTAGCGCGTTGCGCGATCTGCATGGCCGCGTAAGCGACACGCTGGCAGAACAGCTTGTCGGCGATTTCCGTCATGACTTTTTCACTGGCCATCGAATAGGTCCCCTATGGTTTCGCCGCCCAGCAGGCTGAACGGTATCTGGCCCAGCTTCTCGGCGAATGTCAGTGGCGTCGGCGGTGGCCCGCTGTCGGCTACCCAGTCATCCCGTTCGCGGTCGAAGACGGCGCGTTGGCCTGTCTCAAGTTCCGGCGGTGCCTTGGTGGTGGCGTAGGCCGGGATGATGAAGGCTCCGGGCTCAAGCAAATCCGGGTCGGCGTCGTCTTCCCCGGTGAATTCGCCGGTCTGGAAGTGGTAATTGTAAATTCGCATCTTAACACTCTCCCCTAGTATTTGATGCAGGCCAGCAGCGCGATATTTCTCGGGCGGGTTTCAGCCATCGCGGGCGTGGCGTTGACGGTGACGGTATGGGCGTGGTTAGCCACAGTGTCGGTATAGCCGCCGCTGAAAGTGTGGCCATGCGCGCCGCCTGTGCCCGTGTTGGCCGACCGACTGTCCCTAGCATCGCCGCCTTCTATGGAATTCTCCCAGTAGTTCGCATGAGTATAGATTTGAGTGTACGTGTGGCTGTGCGCCGCCGCTGCGTCGATGGTGCCGTAGGCGGCATGGTTGTGGGTGCCTGCTGCGCCGCTGCTTGCAGTGTGCGCGTGGCTTTCGATGGCGTCCTGTTGCAGGGTGCCGATGGCGCGGGATGCATCCACGCCTCGCGCATTGTCCCAGTTGCGCACGAAGTTGCCGCGTCCATCAGGGATGCGGAACGTGGTCGAGCCGTCACCGGGCGAGAACTGGCCTTCCGTCCACAGGGCATCGGTTGACGTGAGGTTGCCGCTGGCCTGTGCAAAGCCCCACAGGCTGGTGTAGCTCGCGCGGGTCAGCAGTGCCCCGTTCAGGCGCAGGAAGCCCGCTGGCGGGTTCGCCGAGGGCACGTGAACCACGCCGCCGACCGGGAAGGCCCCACCCATCGTGTTGTCGGTGAACAGGTTGGTGCCGTCATAGAACAGCGTGATGCTGGCCCCTGCCGTCAGGGTCAGCGCCGTGACACCGTCCACCGTTTCAGCCGCGTAGGGGTCGATGGTGATGGTGATGTTGGCCGCGATGATGCGCACCCACCAGCCCGCGATGAGCGTCGCCTTGGGGTCTATGGCGACCGTCTGCGCCGACGCACCGCTGAAGTTGAACAGGGTGCCCCAATCACTCAGGTGCAGCGTAGCGCCGCCGGAAGCGATGGTGCGGGCGAAGTTGCCTGCCGACGAGTACCGGTGCCCCACCGGGTCGATGAAGCCGCGCAGGGCGCTGCCGACGCCGTCATAGACGTAGTCAACCCACGACGCCGCGTTGGTGTCGTTTATCCAGTTCAGGCCCGCCACCTTGTAGGTGGGCACGGCAGCGCCCTTGTGGGTCGTGTGCAGCGCGTCGCGCCATGCGTTCAGGTCGGCAGCGAGGCCGGAACCCGACTTGGTGCTGGCAACGATGGTGCCGAAATTAAACTGGCTCATTGAACCCTTCCCCAGCCTTTCGACATCCAGTCGAATGTCAGGCTCTTCAACACATTGCCACTGGTGTAAAATTTCACGTTGAAAGACGTTTCGGTCTTCGCGCTTACGATCCAGTAATCGCCCTGCACCATG